GATTGTAGTATTGATTCTACACTGGCAAGGTCTTGACGTGTAGCTGTTTTATTTAATAATAGTTTAGCTACAGCATCAGGATTGTCAGTAATAATTTTGTCTGTGGCACGATCAGCAATGCCGCCAACTTGATTTAATTTATAACCCATGCTTTTAGCAATTGAGTTCATCAACACATTACGCTCACGACCTTTGTACTTTGAATCAAGTGGCATGGCACCGAGGACAAATTTACTCCAAGGGACATTGTTAAGGAACATAAAATCTGTTTGCACATACCCTAGGTCTGGACGACCGTTGATAGGAGTTTTAAAATGTACTCCAGCGCCAGTTTGCTTGACCCATTCTTCAGGTTTTTGTTTTTGACTAACTGCCCAACGGGTCAATTGTGCAATTAATTGTTCTTTGGTTAACTGTTTAGCATCAACAGCAATGTCTAAATCGCCCGAGGTATCTTTAATACCAGTTGATCCAAGGGTGTTGTTTTGTAGGTCGAGGCCTGGCAACATTTCTTCAAGCCACGCCAAGGTCGATTTAACATCGGTTTGATTGATTCGTTGTGTGACAGCTCGTCCATTGCCGTCTTTGAATACATTGCCGCCTTCAAGTAAGTTCATTATACAATGCCCAAGTCTTTGAGTATTTGTGCTTTACCGTTTGGAGTTTGTGCCAGTGCTTTTAAACCTTGCATTTGACGATTAGTTAGTCCTAATTGGTTAGTTTTACTGTTAGGGTTGTTGGGGTCGCTAGGTTTATATTTTGCCTGTGTTGCATCATAACGTTCCTTTTGTCCTATGGCCTGTACGCCAGCTGAGGCCAGTTTCAAGTATTCTTGTATGGCCGCAATATGTTGGGCTGTACCTTGAGTATTGCTTATCTGTGCCAATGCAGAATCCAGTTTTTCTTTAAGTTTTGGAATTTCCTTACGAACCTCATCCATGGTCACAAATTGATTAAAAGTTCCGTCTACTTTGGTTACTAATTTTTCATCAGACCATTTTTGGAATTTTCCTGCATAGTCAGCTGGTGCTGGGGCGGTAGTTGTTGTAGGTGCGGTAGTTGCTGTAGTAGATGGGTTTAAAAATGCTCGACCACGCTGTTTTATTTGAGCCATCTTAGCAGGATTCATCGGAGCTCTTTCCTGTAGATCAGATTGCATGTCTTGAATTCCACCTTTGGGCTGGCCAAACACTTTTTGCATGTTTTGTCCTGTTTTACTTGCAGCCACTGAGGCTGGCATTTGTCCTGGTGCGGCTCTGGGTGCAGGGGTTGCATTGGGCGACTTAAGCCACTCTTGTGCCAGTCCGGTGATATACGTTGTCATACCAGGAGTCTTTGCTAAATCTTTATATTTTTGTTCCCACGAATTTTCAGGTTTTACTTCTTCAGCAGGATTGCGTCCTTGGCTTTGAAGTTCTTTTTGAGAGTATTCAGCTGACTTGGCATAATCTCCAGCGTAATAGTTGCCAAGAGCCATGGCTTTATTCCATAAGCCTTCGTCTACACGACGTTGTGTTATTTCATGAATTTGCATCTGTGCGTCTCACTGTGCGGGTAAATTTAGCTGGGTCACGCTGACCAATAGCGTTGAGCAGTTTGCGTTGTAGATTCTGTGCATCTTCTGCGCTGTAACTGGAATCAATCTGCTCCAGCAAGCGTATAGCACTGGATATGACATTGGCAGCACGGTTTTCAATAACGTGGCGCTGATCACGCTCAACATACATTGAGTCTAATTCTTCCAATAAGCTGCGTGTTTTTTTCTGCATTTTGAGCCAGGACCTTTTTATTATTTATTTGAAATACCTAGAATAAAAATTTGCTACTTCTGGAAATGTTTTTTTCCAATCTTGCCCGCGAATTTGATCAAATTTTTCTGTTTCTCTAATAAATTCATTGATTTTATCTGGATTTTCCTGCCACTCCGGGTGTAGAAATTGAGCCATTTCGGTATTTTTTATAGCGTCAACGTATTCAGCAGTAATCACATTTACATCCAAGTAACTATGTCTAGCCAACTGTGTAGAATAATCAGTCTGATCACCGTCACGGTTGGTGTTGAAATGTTTTGCTACCCAGTCTCTGACTTCGCCAAAATAAAGCATATTCAAATTACTGGTACATTCTTGAATATAAAACATCACATTGCCTGGAATTTTTTCTCTTATTGTAAAAATATTATCAACAACTTGATTCCAATTAGCAGGCCAGCGTAGATATTCAAATCTATCATGTGTGCCGTCAAGACTGATCATGAACTTCACCAATTTAAATTTTTCTATTAAATCATAATATTTGGCAGGAACTGGTTGTGTTGCATTTGTTTGAAATCCTAGTAATAGTGTGTCTTTGGCATTAGGGACTAAATCTGCAATAATTTGAGCAGTTTCCCAATAGGTGTTACCTAACAAGGTTTCACCACCGCAAAATTGCACCTGTTTTAAATTGCTGAGGTCTAAATTTGTTAAAACTTTTTTTATAGTTACAAGATTATCAGTTGGTTGAAATTTTACAACAGGTAACTTGTTATCACGTAAATGTTTTTCCCAGAAGGTACTAGCATGTGCGCCGCACGTTCTACACGCTAAATTACAACTACGATCAAACAACAAATCAATGCGTTGCGGACCCGACAAATTCTTTTCACTGCCAAGGCCTTCAATCATGGACTCACGAAAACTTTTAATTCCGGCACTTTCCACACGTTCGCACTGCCAACAGTCATCTAGCCATATATTTTGATTGTTAAGTTCTCTATTGTGTTTTAATTTTTCATGTTGCCACAAATTCTTTACGTCTTGCGGCATAGTCAATTTAGTGCTACTTAAACAACATTGGTTGATAGTCAAGCCACCTTGTCGCGCTTTTAAATCAATGTTAAGTCCACCATGAATCATTGGACAGTAAATATTTTTATTCATTAATTAGACCTAATTTGTCCTAGTAATTGTTTTAGTTTAGCACTTTGCACATCTGCAGTAACTTTACCAATTTCGCCAGTGTCGGCATCTACGTTTTCTTTCATTGTGCTTTTTGCTTTAATGCTGTCAAGCAAATTACCTTTAGCAAACGAGTTTACGGGTCCAGCTTCTTCGCCAGGGTCTGTGATACGCATGGTTTCAATGTTATAGTCTAAGTCGATCTTTTGTCCTACACCTGTACTACTACGCGACTTCATACACTGAATTTGATACTTGCCGCGTTCACGCATGGCACGACTTGTAAAGATACCAAACACGTTGTCAGCTGTATTGATCTTACTAATACCACCACTGATATGACTGTGGTCAAATTCAATTTCTTCAACAGCACTACGATTCAACTGCGAAGCTGTTACAAACAACACGTTGAGTTCTTTGGCCAAGTTACGCAACTCTTCTGAAACATACTTGTCTTTAACAAACAGGTCATTTGGACTGACTTTGGCACTAACTGGCATCAACAAGTCCAAGTAGTCACACATGATAAAATCTACCTTAATGCCTGTTTGCACTTGCACTTCCTTAATATAACTGCGAATGTCGTTGATGTTGCTCTGTGCGGGCAGAGCTTTAATGCGATACTGCCCAGCTTTTTTAGATACTAGTTTAACTTTAAGTTCAGTTTGATCAATATCTTTACGAATTTCTTTTGTGCTCATTCCTGCTAACATAGCATCTGTTCTCAAAGCACATAATTCTTCACTGAGTTCTAAACTAATATATACGCCACTTAGTCCTGCTTGTAGCCAACTTAAGGCAATGTTCATCATGACCAAACTCTTACCTGATCCAGACCCACCTGCAAAAATGTTCAACTCTCCACGGCTAAATCCACCATACAAGATCTTGTCCATCTGTGGCCAACCTGTGCTTACTTGTCCACCTGAATTAAAATACTTGTTGATGCGACTCTGCGGATCAGCAAAGTAGTCTGTGCCCATGTCTTTGGTCAAACTAATTTGTACTGCATCTTTGATGAGTTTTTCTACAGGATCGTACTCGCCCTTTTCCAGCAAGTCTGCACTTTTTAAAATTGCACGTTCCAGTTCTTGTCTGCGAGTAAACTGCTCAAACTCGTTCATAAACCATTCAAAGTGGCCTTCGTTAAGTTCAGGTACATGATTTAACTTAACCCCGGTTGCGGCTGTAATCTGTTCTGGAGCTGGTAGTGTTTTATGTTGATTACTGTGTTCGGCAATAAATTCGGCTGCAGGTCTTAAACTTCTATCAAAGTTTTCTGGATTGTAAATGTTTTGAACGCGAACATAACTTTCTGCGTCCTGCAACATCATTTCTAAGAATAGTTTTTGGACATCAAGTCCGTAATCTTTTAACAAGTTGTTTTTTCCTTAGTTCTATTTTAATTTTACTAGTTTCTCGGGCCTGCATTATAGTTAGCAAGGCTCCAAGTCTACCCAACTGAATTACAGCATCATTTACATCCTTAACACCCGCAGGCCAGTCGGGCATGCTTACACTCCAGCCTAGTTCCACAGCACGGTCTACTAGTTTCATGCCTGCGGCGTCTTGGTCTGGCACTACTATAACTTCACGTCCTAGACTGCGTATCAATCTAACTTGTGCATCGTTGATTTCTGCGTGTAGCACTGCTAAGCCGTTAATACTAAGTGCATCAAACACACCTTCTACTACAATTGCTGTTTGCCAGTTAGACTTTTGCAAATCTGTGCCAAACACATATCCTGGCTGTATGTCTTGAATGTAGCGCGGAGTGCGATCATCCAAGAATCTTGTAGTATGACCAACTACTTGATTATCGTGTGTAAATGGAATTACAATACCACGGCGTGGCATTGTTTTGTATAAAAACGGATAGTCCAACGGAACACATCTATTTTGTAAATATTCTTTAGCGAACTCATTTAATTCTTGTGTTTCAGCTGGCAAGTCTCGATCTTCAAATTCAATATTTTGTAATCGATTTACTATTTCCTGACGCTCACCAAGTAAACCTTCAATTGATTTGTGTTTTAGACTTTCAAGATTAATGCGTTCAATTTCTTCCTGTGGTACATTCATCCACTCTAATAGTTTACGAGCTTTGAATGTTAGTGTTCTGCCCAAGACAAAACTAGCAGTATAGCCACAATTAAAACAGTGGAAGGACCATGAGCTGTCTGTACCAGGCTTGATGCCGCCGCGCTGTCGCTTGTCTTGGCTGTCGCCACGATGAATACAACAAGGTGCGTTGAAACTTATCCAACCACTTGCTGTTTGTTTTCGTTTGCCAGGTAAAAAGGAGACCACATCAATCATACTACATTATAGCAGATTGCTTGAACGAAATCAAGAACGTTTGGTGTTATCGGTACAGTAGGTCAACCACATAACCGGTACTGATTACTACTGCGGCTCCAGTTTCGGCAGGATTAGTTGGGTACAACCCTATGCCAAACCCTGCATTAGGTAGATACCAATAACCCGATCCTCCATTGGTCACGTTGATGCCAACAACTGAGCCTCCGGATATCACGGCTTCAGCCGTAGCGCCAGCACCATCACCAATAATGTTAATCTTGGGTGGTGCTAGATAACCTGCACCGCCATTGGTTACTGTAATGCTGGTAACTACACCATTTTCTGTAGTAGCATAGGCTATGGCTGGAATACCAGGTTGGTCTGGTACAGCAAAAATACTGTTGTTGAAACACACTCGCAACAATGGATGCCACCCAACAATATTCATATAGATGGTGCCCGTCTTGTTGTAATAGGTAGTTGATTCGGTCACATTGTACCAAATGCTTT